ATCACGTGTTATTGAAAAATATGCTTTTTTGATATCAATTGAGTTCTTAACCATAACGCTGCCGTATTTGTTATTACGTAACTTATCAGTGTTATCTCCCAAATTTCTATAATTATTTACTGCATTTGGCGAACCAGTTATTCCAGTAGTTGTTTCTACAATACGTAGCATATGCTCGTACACTGTGGAGAATGTCATCTCACGGTCATTATGATTTAGATTATCAGGATTATATTCAAGTGACGGATCAATACGTTGCCACGAGCCATCGCCATCTACTACAACATTGCCTAATGTTGTAAAATCTACATACACATATCCAGTTACAGGAGCAGTGAATGAAATTACCTGGTCAGCATATGTATAATTACCAATTTGTTTAATACCATCTACGTACACATCAATTGTCTCGGATGACTTTGGTGCTTGTAGTAACTCTAATTGTGTATGTGTCGCGGTACCATACTCATGTCTTAAATTTCTGTAGTCAAACTCTGATGGGACATATAACGGCTGATAATCAGTTGCAACTTTATAAGTAACTTCTACTGGAATATCAATATTAAACATAAATTCACTAACATAATCGCCAGCTGCTAACTTTGCTCTAATTCCAAGAAATGAATCAGATACAGAATCTTCATCTTCTACATAGTGAAAGATTTTATAATCATTCAAATAGTTAGAGTCGATGTCATAACCTTTAAAAGTCGGTACTGAAAACGTTGTCACTGACTGGCTACTTGTGCTTAATTCTAGCCTATTATCAAATTCGATAATGGGGCGCTTTGCTTGTTCGATGTATGATTTGTTTTCTTGTATAATATATTGTCGAATGTCATCATAATGAAACCACGAGTTTCTATCACTCCACCAATTACTATCATTCGCAAAATCTCCATCTTTATCAATTGTGATATAATGAATGTCAGTTGTATTACCAAGAATGAATATGTTTTCTACAGTAGAATACACTTCCCAATCTGGGGTACTTGTTTCTATGTTAGTTCTGTATTCAATAAGATTCAATATACCTTCAGCGTCGGTAGGAAATCTAAGAGCATACGGATTCGTCTCAATGTTCCAACGATCCTGAATAGAATTTTTTAATACGTATGTTGTGGAATCTACAACAATCGTAATTCTAAGAGCAGATGTATCAATAAAAGTGTCACCCACTGTAGCAGTTTCTGGTCTAGTTGTATTATTAGATAATGTAGGAGCGTTTTGATCTGTCGTGCCTAGTCTTGCCCATCCAGTTACTGTTTTTAGCCAATATACAACTTGGCTGTTTGATATAACAACCGCATAATCGCCGGTAGTTCCGTAACTATCATTGGGAGCGACTACATCGCCGACTAATTCACTAAGATCACCTGTACCTGGATCACCACGTAAGATATATGGATTCTCTTTTTTCCAGTATAATTCTTCTTCTTCATTCTCAAAATATGAATACAGAGCAAATTCACATGTGAAGCCAGGATTAACCCAGTAATATAGTTCCCAATTTATAAACTTATCAATATCTATCGGTAGATTTACAGTAAATGTATCTGCTTTGAATAAACGACGATGGTCATTTGTCAATGCACCTTTGTTATACAACGAATTTAATAAATCATCATAAAATACATTATCTTCTATTGTAGTATTAGAAAAGACTGGCTCTAACCCGTAGTTATCTCTCTGAAACAAGTGGTCAGGGAATGATAGGTATGCATCATTATCACTGTAAATGCCCTTTTCTTTTCTTCCCACAAATGCTCTAGTCTTCTCAACCTCACCATCAGAGAATGCTCTTTCGAGTGTTGAATCAAAGATAGTTTCTAGTTCTTTGTTTCTAAGATGTCCAGGTAATAGATTGTATATTTTATTTGCCATGTTATTATTCGCCCAATAATTCGTCTGCTATGATGTTAGTAATAATTTTAACGTCTGCTGAAGTTGTTACACTTAAAAAGATTTCCATAGGTTCACTACTAATACTTAGCAAGTTTACAAAGTCACTGTTTTGATATTTTGGTGTGACGATAACACTCGAAATGTGATTAGGCAGTGTTCTATGAATATAAGATGATAACTCAGAGAAGTAGAATGTTTCTCCGAAATCCCAATTGTCAACACTGAAAAATTCATTAATAGCGGATGATACTGCCGTTTTAATTTCACTGTCAGTATATGATGTTCCTAATTTCTTTACAACTTTGAATGTTGCTTGATTTTCAGGAGCAGCATACGCACCGAATAGATACTTGAACTTAACTGGAATATAAGTAATGTGATCAGAGATAGATGCCTTTGGTTCGATTGATTCCATAATCTTTGTCAGTTCAAAGTTATTAGGTGCTGCTGGGACAACTTCGCTGTAACCATTTGCTATCCAAGTATTTACTCTGCGTACATAGTCAGCGGATAAAATGTACAAATCAATGATATTACTTGTACTTGGATCTATGCGCTTATCTCTATCAGCATAGTGATCCCATCTGAAACTCATAAACTTGTCTTCTATGTATCCTCTACCAGGAACTACTCTGTATGTAGTTTCACTGTATATAATCTTGCCAGGTTCAATTTCTACAAAATCAAAGTTCGATGTCCAAACTCCAGCAACTTTCTTTTGCCACACACCATCCTCTAAATCGAGCGCAGATGATTCGATCAGCATTCGAATGAGTGCTGTTTCTGGAATGGTGTCATTTTGATTTTCATCAAATGCAATTGCTCTATCACTAACACGCTCGTATTCTACACCGTCAATAAAATAGTTTTCCAAAATAACATGAGCAAATTCAATAATTGAAATATCTCCAACTATGCCACTGTTTGCACTGTTATCTGTGTTAGAGAATACCTGTAAAATACCATGTGGATTTCTGGTAGTATCTTCCGTGTATAGTTTTACTTTTGTATAGTCAATGTAGCCAGAAGAAGTGATGAATTCATCTGCTATATAACTTTCTATTTCGCCATATGTTTCAACAAATGTTTGATCCACAACAGTAGACACTACTGTACGTTCTACTCTAACCGAGAACTCATTCAAATCTGCTGCGCCAGTACCCTCTACAAAAATACTTAATATTGATCCTATGCCTGGATTAGTAGTCCAGAATACAATTCTATGATTATTGCCAACAGATGAAATTTCACAATGATTGCGATCAATAATTTCATTTAATTCGTTCTTAATTATGATAGTATTAATATTCACCGCTTGTGTCGAAACGAAGTTAGCTTCACCAAATGCAAACTGTTTCCAGTAAATGTCGTCATCTAGTTCATTTATTGTCCAACCAGAACCAATCATGTCCGGGAATGTGAATTCATATGTTGATCCAAGAACTGAAGTAATATAATCTGTTTGTACACCAAGCATCGGGGCGATTGCAGTATCTAGTGTTTCTCCAACCGGCAATTCGTTTTCATCAATCCAAACAAAATTGTTCGTTATCGTAGCAAGACTAAAATACTCCGAACTAATAATACCTTTCATTCCGTTGTCAGATAATGATGTTTCTGTGTGNGTAGTAGTAAACGTGGCTGTATTAACATTCGCATCGATCTCTTTTTCCACCAATGATGGATTAATTGAATAAACATATTCTGCGGTTGCAGTAACAGATGGCTCTTCTTCAGTGTCTATCGCATCACCTACAAGTGAACCAAGATCATCTATATTATACGTAACTGTGTACAACGGTGCGTTACCAATTACTGTATCAGAAGAAGGTAACGTAGGCGTGATAGGATATTCAATCCCAACAGGTGATATCAATTTATGTTGTGTGCTTACAGGATTATAAGATTGTGAATTTTCAACAAATTCATTGGTCAAATCTGCACCAGTATTTGCATATACCCCATCAAACGTAGCAGTATTGTCGCCATTGTCTACTATAGAAGATAATGGCGCAGTGCCTATATTAATTTTCATACTATCAGGTTCTACGATAGTGGTATTACCATCTAATGTCGTAGTGTAATAATTTAATAATATAAGGTCTCTCTCTGCCAAATTAGTTTCATTGTCAACAACAAATTTTTTATTACTGTAGAAAAACTTAACCTGATCAGTACTTTCGAATATAACTTTTTTACCACTAAATCTAGCTGTATATTCTGCTTCATTTGCTCTTACGCCGGCGCTGTATGTAAATGTAATATAAACATCTGTTCCTTCTGTTAATGGAACATCAGTTACTGAATTATGAATTACCCACTCCCAACTACTAGTATTAGGAGTATTAATATATGCAATGACAAATGTTTCTACTGATAAGTCTTCAATTTTTTCAGATTTTATTTTTGCAATTTCAGTATCTTCGAATCTAGTTCGGTAACCGCGAACAACCTTATTAATTTTACCAGTCATTTCCGGAATGATGTCGTCAATTAAAAATGATTCGACAGAACTACCTACCTCTGAAATCGAAAGTCCAGAAACTGTAGTCCAAGATTCTGCTAAATCTTCTGTGCCAACTGTTAACAAATGGTCCCCGGGATATAAAAATGTTTGTGTGCCTACCTGTGTAGACTTAACATCAATAACTTTTAAATTAGTGGGCTTAACTTCAAAACTTAGTTTTGGTACATCTATTACTGCATGAGGGTTAAACATGTTTGCCCAATAGTATAAGTTTATCAAACTAGGATGCTTGATTACGGTAGACATAACATTACGGATAAAATCGTCTGCGCGACCATTTGTTCTATCGTATGTCAAGTTCATAGTAATTTTATCATCATCTAGATAAATGCTACCGTCTGTTCCAGTTACACTTACATTTGAGTGGTGACCGGTCGGATCATCCATTTCAAAGAATCGAGATTTGCCAGCAAATGAAGTATTAACCGCTTTTGATTTAGATATAACGTTTGAACCAAGGGTGAGAGGATATATGTTATAATCTTGTGCATTAATCATTCTATCTTGAGAGTAATAACTCCTCGGGGCAATTCTTCTTACACTTTCGAATGTTTCAGCCTCGTAATTTTCAGAGAAATCTCTTGTAGTTGACATCGTTAGTGTTAAGTTGTACGCTCGGCCGTCCTCTCCGATATACGGAACAGTAACTGATACTTCAGATACATCATCTGCATTAACTGTGAAACTACTGTTATCCGCTCGTCTGTACCAAACACGATAGTTTCCATAAGCTGCATTGCCAAATATACCATCTGGAAAATTAATTTGAATACTATTGTCGATATTGGTAGTAATACTAGCTAAGTCACCACTGCCATTTCGTAATGCATTATAGATTGCAGTTTCTCTACTGTCATTATCCACGATTGCAACACTGGAGAGGTATGCATTATTCGAATCTAGTTTTTGTACCCACACATCTGTATTACTGATATTTGTAGCACCAATCGCTTGTACTCTATTAGACATTTTTGTATTATAACTATAGTCACTAAACTGCATTTCACCTAGTTTTGTGTACACAAAGAACCCTGTGCGGTCTGACGCCGGGCCTAGATTATCATTACGATTAATAATACTAAAGTTTCTTGATGCATTTGGTTCTGCTTCAGTTATTAATTTATCAGACATTAGTACTTTTGCAGTTTCGAAACGTCTACTTTCGCCATCTATGTTAGCAGTAAATGGATAATTTACACGCTTATTTGCAGGGTTTTCATTAACTTCATAAAGAAAGTTTTCAACACCTTGAATATTGAGACTTGAAACTGGATCTTGAACTTTAGAGTTTTCAGAGAAGGAAGAATCCAAAATAGTGATAAAGTTTTCATACCAACTTGAATCGTTGGCATCATTCCAATTCACTGTTGTATTTGAGAGAGAATTGCCTTCATTATCAGCAACATCTTGATTAGTTGTTACACTAGTAATTTTCATGTAGCCACGTGCATTGATTGGTCTAGTTTTAATGTAGCCCAAGTTCTTTGCCATTCTAAGAATAGATTCTCTACGTTCCGCGGTATCTAAGAAGTTTTCCCGTGTATTCATATCGAGTCTAAATGATAGTGAATGACCAACGTATGCAACTAAATCTAAGATTGCGATAAATTCTGAACTTGCAATGAAATCATTAAATTTATCAGGATATGTTTGTTGTACATAAGCGAGTAACGCTTCTCTGATTGTATCAAAATCATATGCTTTTAAACTAATACTGCTGTAAGCAGTGTATACTGCACTCCAACTTTCACTGGCAAATAAGTTGTCAACTCTTTCTTGGCTCATGTTATTCTCTTTCTAAATTTACTGTAAGTTCAACTTGTTCACCTGTAGGAATTATTGAAACTGTTAATTTTACATTTAATGCATGACTGCTATCGTCAGTAACTGAAATGTTTTCTAGAATCGCTCTAGGATCTTCATTCACAATTCTAGATATATCGTTATGAATCATATCATTAACATCAGGCGTCAATGGTTCAAAAATCATATCATGAACGATACTGCCATAAGTAGGCATCATAATACGCTCACCTTTACGAGTCATTATCTGATTCATCAAGTCTTCAATCACCAAGTCTTTACCAAAAAGTCTATGGTTGATTGCATTTTTGTGTTTTGTACTAAATCCTGAAAATCTAACTTGCATTTGTGTCTCTCAATGTATATTTTATTAAGAGTATTTATCTGGGTATAAACTACGTATATTTGAAAATAGTGCTTGACAAGAGATAAATATTACTATAATATATAGATATCAGGAGTAATGCAAATGAACAATGATACGACCGATGTAAAACAGTTAGAATTCTTTGATGACAATGATCTAGGTTTCAGAGTGGAGAACCCGCTTACAAAAGAACAAATGTACATAATAGAAATATCTGAATTACAACGAAGTCTTAGCCATTCATATGTAAGAATTTCTGCATTATCACAAGAATTACATGATCTTAAAATAACACTAAGGAATATAAATGCCTAATCTAGTACCAATGGTCGTCGACCAAACTGCGGGCGGCGAACGCAGTTACGATATCTTTTCACGCCTTCTTAAAGAACGTGTAATCTTTCTCACTGGAGAAGTAAACGATTATCAAGCAGACCTACTATGTGCACAACTATTATTTATGGAAAGCGAAAATCCAACAAAAGATATTCACTTCTATATCAACTCACCCGGAGGAGTAGTTACTGCTGGCATGGCAATCTATGACACCATGCAATTCATCAAGCCAGATGTTTGTACGACTGTTCTAGGACAAGCATGTTCTATGGGTTCATTGCTAGCAACTGCTGGCGCTAAAGGTAAACGATATATTCTGCCAAACGCTAGGCATATGATTCATCAACCAAGTGGCGGTGCTGGCGGGCAAGCGACTGATATGGAAATTCAAGTTAAAGAAATCCTAAAGATGAAGCGTTCACTAACTGAAATCTATGCAAAGCATAACTCTGCTGGTAAAACAGTAGAAGAAATGATGGCTGCAATGGAGCGTGACAACTTTATGAATGCACAGGAAGCACTTGATTATGGTCTAGTAGATATGGTTATCGAAGAGCGTCCTGATCTTTAACTAAATCCAGGGACATAACTCCACATCTTGGCAGTTTCAATTCTTAAAGCGGCAAGTCGGTCATCGACTTTGCCGTTTTTTCTTTTTATATGAGTCTGTATTTCATCAGTAATGTCAAACCATTTTTCTCTATTAATAAGATTAATAATGTTATGATTCGGTATATTACTTACTCCTTCATAATAAAAATAATGTACTAAAGCATCAAATTGTGGTTGACCTAACGGTTGTTTAACAAATATTTCTAATATGTTACCGATTGCACGTAACTGCTTCTCAAGAAGAAACTGTGCTGCGTTTTGTGTTATCTTCTGGGAAGTAATACTAATTCTTTGTGATGCGACCGTAATATACCCATACTTATATTCTACATCGGATATTTCATAATTATATCCAATCATTCCATTCTTTATCTCTAGCGTTGGTACCACATCCTGGATAATAGCATTCTTACTAAGATTAGAAAATACAAGTTCGTTTACAGGAAAGGCAGTCACTCGGGTACTTGATAATATGTAAGTAGGCAATGAATTCACATCATATCCTGTCCCTAGATAAGTACCATACGGTGTAATAGTGTGTAATGGTAATTGTATGTAGTTTAACAATGAACCTTTGCGCTTATCATAAATCATTTTATGCTCTCCAACTACTTTCATTTCTTGATGCTACTAACCAACCTGGAGCTGAACCATGTTCGTGCGTTGATCCCCAAACTCCTTGATCAGCTTTATATGTTGCAATATCCACGTGTACCCCAATGTCGTTCATGTAACC